CAGCACCGCAAAACTTTGTTTTTTGTTTTAGCGTAGGTGGTAAAAAAGATCATTTAATTAAATCAACAGATCACCATGCGAAAATATTTGACAATAAAAAAGAGTTGTTAAAAGCTGAATATGTAGATTGTTCAAAAGATGATTTATTAATGCTAACAACAAAAAAAGTAGGTTTGATATACCATTAAAAAAAGAGGTCAAAACATGAGAAAAAGTAAGGAATTGAAAAGAATTGAAGCAATGCAACGTCAAACGCGTTACAATAAATTAAATAAATCTCAAAAAATAGATTTATTAATTGCTCGCCGCGGTGATTCATTTAAAGAAGCATTAAAAGTAATGAATTTAAGAGAGGTTAAAACATGTATTTAATAGAATATTATAAAAAAGATGATTGCGCTGGCTTTGATAAGTTTAAAAGCAAAGCCAAAGCCTGGCAACACTATAAAACATTAAAGCGGCTTAATTATAGAGTTTCACCGCCGCAGTTAATAGACACCAGCGTAATAGATGCGCTTTACTGGTACGCTGTTGAATATGAGCGGCCCACAATTGAAATATATTTTGTTGACTTTGTAACCAGCAATACAACATTATATAAAAGCTGCTTAATTACCTGGAGCGGCACAGATTACAGCGTTTATGTATTAGACAAACGCGGCCCTGGTTTAATGGTGCGCGCTGCTGGCTTTGATAGCTGTCAACACAAATTAAAACATAATGAATTGATAAAGCTGTGCGCGGCTTGGATTGATCACAACTATATAAAAGAGGTTTAAAAATGAACTTTGAACAACGTAAGAAAATAGCATTAAAAGTATTTCGCATATTTGCAAGCGTTACGGATAAAATAACATTAAGCAACGATATTATTACGCTGGGCGGCCATCAAATAGCATTTAATGAAGTGTTAACATATTACAACAGATTAAAAGAGGTTAAAAAATGAGATTAAATACAATATATAAACCAAATAAGCGCGTTACGTTAAAACGTTTAAACGCTGTATGTAATGATTTAAACAATGAATTAAAATTAAATAATAAGCGTTATAATAAAAGCGGCCAGGCGTTAGAATCTTACCAAATTAGCGCGGCTTATGGCGGTTATAAATTAGAATACTGGAACAATGGCGGCGCTTATGATCAAACGCACCGCACAACAGCAAAAGAGTTGTATTTAATTATAATTGCTATTCTTAGCGGTTTAAAAGCGCGTTAAATGACAATTATATATCTATTTATTATACTGTTCATTTTATGGCTTATTGTAGGCGCTTTAATGATCATTATAAAGCTTATTTTAGCATTTTATGAATTTTACAACGACATAAAAACAATACTAACAAAAAAGAGAGGTTAAAACATGGCAAAAAAAGAGATTAATTGCGGCCAGTACAGAATTGAATTTGATAAAACATATCGAAACGCAATTACTATCATTGATACTAAAAATAATAAATGTATACAAATTGATGATTCCACTTCTGAACAAATAATATCATTACATACAATTGGAATTTATACAGATAAGAATAGTTTTATTTATATGTGTAAGCAAGGTACGCAAAAAAGAATAGTTTAACACCGCACCCCACAAATAAAGGCCTGGCGTAATTGCTGGGCCTTTTTTTTTGGCCTAGTGTTTAAATTCCTGGGCCTAGTTTTTGATCAACTTGCAGCGCTTTTTTAGGTGCGTTTTTTGTGTCTAAATTGTATTATCGATCTCATTTATTACCTTTTTAAAGTGTCTCATAATGTGAATTTCTATTATACATAATATCGCGAAAGTGCCAACATTATGTATAATAGCATTTTAAACGCAATCTCTTTTCCAACGCCCTTATATTTTGGCTCTAAAAATTTGAAGCTCCTAATATTTTTCGTTTAAAAATTTGGTGAGTCACTTTTTGAGCTGGCGGTTTCGCCAAAGTAATTTATCTCTGCTCCACAATTTGCTAAAGCATTTGTCATGTAGTTTTATATCTAAATCAGGCCACCAGCCAAACACTTCCTTGCAATGAACCGTATCACCTACTGGCATTGCAAACACACAAGTCTTGTCCTCTTCATGTGATAAAGGACATTTATGTATAAAATCCATTTTTTGCATAAAAGTGTTCACACCGACACTAAATAAAGCTAAAGTAAGTAAAGTAAGTAAAGTAAGTGTTCACACTACTTTAGTTACTTTAGTTCTCCTGCGTGTCGGTTAATCTAGCATATTTTCAATATCAGTCTTGTTTTTCGCATAAATTCCGCGCTCTATCTTTATTATTCTTTGCTGTTTTAACAGCTTTTTAAGCCAAGAACTCACACTTGCACTGCTAGTAATATTTAATGTTGCTTTCAAACTCTTTGCCATATCATCATATGTAAAGTTATCACCCATACTATCAATATTATCTAAAACGCGATCCTCACTGGTTTCTTCACGTTCCTTATACCAAAAGATTTCGCCTTTCGGCAGCGGTTGTAAATACTCATACAATAAATGATTACGTTCATCATCATCCATCAGCTTAATACCTAGCGGTATGTTGTGAAATTCACTGTTAGTCCTGGTTTTAGTAATTTTCATTACCTTTAGCTTTTCATTAAACGTACTTGCAAGCTGTATCAGGTTATCAAGCCAAAAGGAATAGAATGATCCACCAAACACCATAGCAGAGTCCAGTGGTACTTGCTTTTCGGCCATCTTCTTATGATGGGCCACTACCATCACAGCAAGGCTATACCGCTCTTTTATAGTTTGTATAGTCTCAAGCAAATTACGCAGTTGATCATTCTTAACAGTATCTACCTGGGTGCTAGTGTATAGGTTATCTATAATAAGCACCTCAAAAGGCTTTTTAGCGGCTTTTAAATTGCCTTCTATCTTTATATATGAGTCTTCAAACAACTTCTTTTGATCTGCGCTAATAATGTGCAGATTCTTTGCTAAGATGTGTTTACGATCAGGATACTTATCTAAAAGTGCATTCATCATAGATGTAATACGCTGAGTCATCATAGCATCCATCATTTCAAACTGCACCAAAAGTACGCGCCTCGGCTTGGGTACATTAAACGTCATAAACGGCACGCCCATCGCAACGCACAGCGCAAACTGCAACGCAAATAGAGACTTGCCCACATTTGTGCCACCAGCTACGCTAGTTCTACCATCTTCCAGTAAAATCTCATCACATATATATTGTACTTCATCCTGGAACGTTTCAAGAAAGTCTAGCACAGAATACACTGGATCACCACCAAAGTCGGCAGGATCATTGCCAAATACCTTTGCACTATCTAACAATGCATAAAAATCAACTGCATTATTACCAGCAACAAAATAGTCAGTAATATCCATATTATCGCCTAAGTCTACTATTTTTATATTACGATCCGCATGGTACAATGCATTTGCTAGTTTATTTGCACCTTTGCGACCACTTTCGTCACCATCATAGCAAATAGCTATATTATTATAGTCTTCTAACATCGATAAGTCCTTTGGTATGCCGTTAGCACCACTGGTAAATGTTATAGCTGGGAATCCATAACATGCGGCACTAACGACATCCTTTTCACCCTCACAGATAAGTAGCGTGCTGTCAGGTTCTATATCTGCTATATCAGGATAAATTTTGCACTCTGCATCACCAAACTGCTCGCCTTTATGCCTTTTGATGTGATTATCTGCAATGCGAAACACTAACTGCATTTCATTATCTTTATTGCGCACACCAATACCAAAGCGCTCTTCTCTAGCAGTTTTATTCCAGGGAAGTTGTAGTTTTTCTATGGTGTAATTAGCATGGCTTAAAAAATTGGCACGGTGATCAATGTAGCCTGACTTTTTCACCGCACCACTACTCTTTATATATAAAGGTTCTTTCACGTTTGGCGGCTCTAATTCACCATTAGTGATCTTTTTATCTTCAAACCACCAGGTTTTAGTACACTTATGGCAAAAGGCGTGATCAGGCTCAATTTGAACGTTAAAATTCTTTTTACCATCATTACATTTGGGACAACGCGCACGATTTCCGACTGAGTTTATCTCAGAGAAAATCTCTGATGCGCGGATCAAAGCTGAGACTTGAGTTGCGAGATTTTTACAAGCGCTTTAAATATTTCAATCCCAGTTTCTAATTTCTCTCTCTTGATGACATGCTGATGAAATTTGCCGTCATCCTTACCAAAACGCATTACAAGGCCATACGCTACATTAGCCTTTGGTTGCGCTTGCTCAAACATATAAGTGTATGCAGCGAGCTGTAATTTATTTTCTGCATACAAATATTTTGAGCTTTTCCAATCTACTACAACTAAATCTTCGCCCATCCTACCAATACAGTCTATTGTGCCACCAACTTGCATCTCTTCGTTGACTAGCACCAACTCATTTCTAAGTGCCTTAAACTTGACCTTCTCATACCACTGCAAGTATCCAGCAAATGCTTTCATTGCAGCCTTTTCCTGATTGTAGCTATAATCTTTTGTGTCAATATCAAAGCCTTGTTGATGACCTTCTATAAGTAGATGCAGCAATGTTCCGATCTGTGCAGCCTCATCTAATACCTTGTCACTATCCTGGCCACCAAGCATCATACGTTTAGTCCAACCTAATAATGCCTGCTTATTCCAACCAAGATGCTGACTAATAATAGTTGTAACGCTTGGCACGCGCTTACCTTCTTCGTTAATATATTTTGTGCCGTGTAAATCAAACTTACCCATTTAAATCCTCACATCTTTTACATACTACTTTTTCTTTACCATACGTAGGCAAATGACCTTTTCTATAATAAAGCACGCTTTGACCATTATGCTTGTTAGGATTTACAAACTCCCAGGTTCTTTCGCATACTGGACATGCCTTTACAAGTATATCAACTACTAGCTTGCGCCCACGTGTTTCTTTACTTTTAATAAGTCCACCTTGACGATTCTCATTTTTTATGCTTTGTTCAATTATCCATTGCATCTTTTACCTCTCTTGTTACGTTATCTGTTATATCAAATTCTTTTTTACCTATCTTATGCACGGCAAAATGCACTTCAGGGTTTTTGCGCTTCTTCATTAGTAGAACCATTTTCTCAACTAAGTGCTTTTTTTGTAATGCGGTCACTATTTGATCGCTGCGCTCTAAATCTTCTGTGTCAAATGACACACTTCCTGCGTAATGTTCTATTATCATAATCCGCAAAATCCTTCCTCACACATAAACATTTCTAATTGATCACCAAAATCAACACGCTCAAGCGGTGTACATGAACGGTGCAGATATATTGGTTCTTTTAAACCTTTCTTACTTGAATCTCTGATGGCTTCGTCAATTTTGACTGCTTTATCAAATTCTTCAGGTAACTTTTCTTTTAATTCTTTCCAGTTTTTATTACTGTGATATGGGCAAAACACACATGATGATTTTGGAGGTACTGGAAAACTGCGATCCTTAAAAAATGATATGCATTCACTGCGCCTCATTCTCATATCTATTAATGGATAGTGATATGTAATACGTGGTAACATAGACTCTTTAACGCGCTCTATTTCATCCATTGTAATACCTAGCCATACTTCTGTCATTGGCATACGCTTACGTGGTTTAAGGCCATATATACTGCGTATAGTCCTAATAACTGGCTCAATTTTATATTCCTTGGTGCATTGTCTACGGACCATACCACCATTTTCTGAAAAAGCAGGAATACTAGCAAAACGCTGACCAGTACTATTTTGCTGATTTAATAAATCTTTATATAAGTTTCTATCACTATTAACATGGATAGGTATGCCATTGTTTAATTTGGCCCAGTCCTTTAAGACTTCTAATATCTCATAAGTCATAGGTAATTCTGCACCAGGGTCAGCGAACACTGCATGATCTGCTCTAGGTATATAACCTAATGAACTCATCATATACATTGCAGTGGACTGCACGCCTAGGCCTAGTGATATAACTTTAAGATTAGCTGAACTCAGGGTATTCTTCATATTGATAAAACCATGTACGTTTACTTGTTTGATTATTTTTTGCCGTTTGCAAGGCAAGACTTAGCATTTTTTCATTGTTGTACGGCACAAATGCACATTTATTCATGGGCATGTAATAAACTGCCACAACATCGACACGACCACTATTGACATACTTAGCGCAGCGTATTTGTATCGCTGTCCTGGTGGTAGGCTTTGTTATAGTTTTTATCTGTACACGTTGGAAAGAACCATTGTTTAACTCTACAATAAGGTCAACCTGATCAATATCTACTTCAGGCAAATAGGTGTTATATCCTTGTTTTAATAATTCTTGGCGCACAGCAAGCTCTCCAATCGTTCCTTTATTCGTGCTATGCAACTTTCCACACCCTTAACTGAGAGCGTTCCATATGGTAATGTTCTCCATAACCATTATCAGATAAGTTGCTCGGATTAATTAGTTCTACTGACCATACCCAACCTTGTATCTCGTAACGTGGCATTGTTCCGCTAACAAGCACGTACATATCGCAATCTTCAGACTTACGCCATTTTTTTGCTATAAGATAACCTTCCTTATGTCTTGTGGTCTTTACATCAATGCGCACATCTTCGCCATTGTTGCCACGCATTTTTAAATCATAACCGCGCCTATGTGGGCCTATAGAAAGATCAGGAAACGCGTTTATTACGCGTGCAACGGCGATTTCGCCAGCAAAACCATTGATGTCATTATCAGCTTTTGCTACTACGTCTGAGTTTGTTCCATTGGCGAGGTTCTGTTGATGCCTTTTTAAGCCTACTGTCTTCGCTAGGTTCTGCTCCACTTCGTTCAGTGTTACTATCATAGTTAGTACCTTTGGTATGTGTTGTCTTCTGTTCATGGTGTAATGATGCATAAAGTATTGCATAATTCATTATGTCCTGGCATCTGCTCCGCACAGTCTCATCGCTTACTTGCTTGCCAGTTTTAGCATCATTGCATATAGCATCTACATGTTTTAATACGTATACCATCATGGCTTGTTGTGGTGTTGTGCCTAGACGGCTTGCTACATGCTTAAAATTGTAATGTTTATCTTCATTAGATATGGTGTATTCAATCGACTTAGAATCACTGATATCCAATGCTTCTTCAATAAATAAATCTCTAAACTCGTTAAATTCTTTATATGTCATTTTTTAAAATTTGGATCGTCTATTACGCGTAATACATCATCCATAATATCAGTCATTATTCTAAAACGCGTTGTTTCACTGGCAAGGTTTGGCTGCTTATCAGCATATTGCTCTAATACGTTAACAATTGCTTGGCCTACTATTGCTATCATTTTTTGTTTAGCTGTCATCATGTAACTCATCTAGCAACATTTGCTTGCCTTCTACTTGGGCCTTTAAGTCAAGTATGTGACCATTCATTTCAAATATAGCCTTGTCCATGCTGCCATATCTGTTAACCCACTTATCAACAACTACTTGCTTATCTTTTTGATAATCATAACTCATTTTATTCCTCTCTATGCTTTGCGGCATCAGGCAGCTTACCGCCTACGCCAACCTGGGTATTAATTTTCAAGCCTTTTGATGCCGCATTATTATCCGAGAACCGATTCGCCAACCGTTTATCAGACTCAACGTTTAGTGTCTTATCTTCCATGTTCTCGGATTTAATATTTTTATTCCACGCGAAGCACATCTTTAAACATCTCTTCGCTCATTATAAATACCCAATTACCGCGATCCTCTCGCACTGCAACCAGGTTTGCATTCTTAAATGCTAAGTAACTTGCTATCTTCTTACGGCGTTTTACTTGTACATGTAATTCTAATTCACCGCGAGTAGCTTTTATATCTATATCAGAAGCAAGTCCAAACGCTCTACCATCACTGCCCCAGGAGCGTTCGGCATCGAAGCCGAGGTCAGAGAGTAGTTCTTTGACCTCAACTTCGCCACGGTAGCCTTTTTTAGCTACGTTCAAAACGGCAGCTCTTCATCTTTACCATCCTGCTTTTTCTCTTCACCTGGCTCTAGCGGAGTCCCATTTGTAAAAAGATTTTCAGGATTATAGCGAGCTTTTATATCGGCCCACTGTTTTGCTACATCTGCATCAAGTGCCTTTTTAGGATTTGGAACGACTGTATATTGAGTCTCTAAATCTTGACCACTACGCGTAATGGTAATGTCATATTCCTGCACCTCGCCCCACTCAGTATTGTCAGATAATGCTTTGATCTGACTTAATATAGTTTTTTGCTTTAGTTCTAAAAACTTTACTTCACCATTAATAGCAATGGTAAGAAACCAAAAATACTTTGCATCTTTTATACCAGTAGGTATATCGGTTGGCCCATGTGCGCGTTCAGGTTTATTTGAACCTTCAGGCCACCATACATAACCTTGTATTGGCTTTGTAAGGATGCGCATTCTATTCTCACCTTGCTCCAATTTTTTCATAAATAAACCGCCTGATTCGCTAGTCGGTATATCCAATCCACTTAAACTATTAGACATATATATTTCCTTATGTTAATTTCTGATTGTCTTCTGTTTTCTTTGTGGTGAAGAAACGGAAACGGTGGCCTCGGATTCGTCTGAGGCCACTTGCTCTACTTCATAACCACCTCTCTGTATCAAGCCAAATACTTGACCTAATAATTCTTCACTTGGTACTTTGTGAAATCTTATGCCTATCTGTGCATCAGTAGGCTCATATGTAGATGAATAAACTTTTGCTCTATCAAGTATAGCGCGAATCTTACGCGCTACTCTGATCTGCTCTTGATCTTTTGGTATGTGGACTCGAAAGATCATGGGGCGGTAAGAGGATTCAACTGAGAGGTTAGAATCGCAACATGACGTTGTTGCTTGCAAGAAGGAAACCGCCCCACTTTACTTAAGAGTTGTAATAATCTTTTCTGTTTCATCTAAACTTTTACGAGAAATTCTTTTTTCATTGCCAACGTACTTTATACGTAACGTAGCGTTGCATTTGTTTTGTTCTTTTAATTTAACTGCTTTATCAATACTTTTACGGCTCATGCCAATATAATCGGCAGCCTGATTAATACTTAACCAACCTTGTGTTGGTGTTATAGGTCTACTCATTCCAATTAATACTTTCTTCTTGCACACCGAGAACAAGTGCTATGTTTTCCTTATGTCTATATTGAAACGTTCTCTCGCCGTTTAACATCATTGTAAGTAGCGCAGGACTGATACCAACAAGCCTACATAACTTGCGTTGTGACATGCCATGCTTGCGAAGTAAACTGCGAAAGCGAAATGTGGTATGTGTTTGTATTTGCTCCATAAACGTTGCATTAAGTTAAATACACGTTTTATTTTTTTACAAGAATTAATTTGGAATATTTTGGTATATCATGTAATATTAGAGCAACAGAGAGGTTAAATTATGACGTTATTAAACTTTAAATCAGACTTAGAAGCAGTAAAGTATATGATTGAAAATAGTGGCGAATCATCTTGGTCACTCGAAAAATCTACTGGCATATCAAGGCAAACAATAGATCGCTGGATGAAAGCGGATCATCTTAAAATACGTAGAGCTACTTTGTCTGACTTTGCAAGTAAGCTTAATTATCAAGTACAATACAATAAAGACGGAACTTCCGTTTCACCACATACAAAAAAACAAGAATCAGGAGACTTAAACATGGAACAACAGAATATGCTTATAGAACTACAAGCAGAGAAAATAAAGCGATTAGAAGACAGATTATCAAATGAAGCATCACCACATGAATGCAGTATTGACAATGTGTATGGTATAGACCAGGCTGAAATCATATTTAATTTTGATGTTAAAATAAAGTGGAGCTTAAAAAAGCCTGGCATTTTAGTTAGATACAATGATGATGCAGATAAATACGTACCAAAGATGGCCAATAAACTTGGGTATACTGAATTAGAAATGGCTGAGTTATTACAAATAGGTGAGATGATAGAGTATAAAGATCATAACATACATAAACTTAGAACCGCCGAGCAAAAAAACGAGATGTTAGGTATAATAAATAATTTTATGTCTGCGTTTAATAAAGTAAAATTAAATACTTCATTATTAATTGCTGAAATACCAGTTAAGTATACATCTAAGCAAGGCGTTATATATGCTGCAAATGTCGAATATAGAGTTAATTGGATTAGAGGTAAAGGCACAGCGCATATACGATGGCTTAAAGATTAACACAAAACTTCACCACACTAAAAACTAGGAGACAAAAACATGGCAAGCATAAAAAAGTCAAGTCATAGACAATCTTACCGCGTATCATATAAACACCCAATTAAAGGCAAGCGAAGTAATTATTTCAAGAATAAAAAGGATGCGGTAATGGCGTTAGCTCACTGGCAGAAGATAGAGCTACTTGTAAAGATGGAGCTAGATTGGGAAAGTGAAATGCATCAGGCTGAAAAGCCAATTACTGTGCAAGAAATAATTGACTTGCATAAAAACAATGTCTTAGCAAATAAAGACAACATTAAGACGATCCGCACATATAATACGATGTATAATAGTTTATTACGCGTATTTCCTGGAGATACTATTGTTCAAAACATTAGAACTATGACACGCGAAATAGAAGGCGTAGAAGTTGTAGGTTGGCAAATATACAAAAGACATGAAGAGATTGTGCGAGGCCGCAGTAGGAACGGCATTGATAGCTATATGAATGACATGATGATTATGTTTCGCTGGGCCTTTGACCAGGAATACATTTCAAAGCCAGTAATGAAAAAGAGCGATAGATATAAGTTTGATGAAAAACCAGCAGTACAGTTTAAAACTTGGTCAACTAATGAAATAAAAACTTTATTTGAGCATGATGGTTTAAATCAATTTCAGCGTGATATACTCTTGATATATGCTCTTACTGGACTACGAGCTAATGAATTAACTGGTATAAATAAAGATCAACCGTATAAAGAGTTACATTGGAAGCATGTGGATTTAGATGCTAAAACAATGCAAGTACAAGTCAAATCTAAGCAACGTATACGCGAAACAATTGATATACATGATGATGTAGTAACCATACTGCGTAAATGGAAAAAGCGTGGATATGCAAGGCCACTTAATTTTCATTATGATGACTTAAATGATTACATACATGAGATCAGTGAGATTACAGATGTGCAATTTACTTGCCATGATTTGCGCAGAATGAAGTCACAAATAGCGCGTAAAGAGTATCATAATGTAAATGATGCTGCAAAAGCAATTGGTGATAAATCAACAGAAGTAGTTAATAACCATTATGCTGGTGAGACTGTAGAAGAACAACGTTTTAGAAACAAAGGCATTGCTAATAAGCTGTATCAAATTGTTGGGCATAGCTAACTGGTGTTACAAAAAATTCTTGTAACACTATGTAACACCAGCATATTCCATAATATGCCATAATATGCCAAACTATGAAATTTAAGTATGTAGCAAAAAACCCCACAATAAGTGAGGTTTCTTGACGAGTACCTGGGGGGGGACTCGAACCCCCACGGCTTTACAGCCAACGGATTTTAAGTCCGTTCCGCTGTCGAGGAGAAAGTGCTATTTTGTAACACTATGTCACACTAATTATGAGGTTAGTTCTCTCATCACCACCTGGCATGAGAAAATATTAGGTGCTACTTGCCTAAATGTCAGTGGGCGAACTAACCTTACCCAATGAAATGGGCCAGTTGTATCATCTTCGCTATAAATAAAAGGTTCTCTATCAGTTACGGCATTAGCGAATGTTTCCATACTGGTTTTATTTGCGCTTGTCATATAATCAAGGCTTAGTGTTATAATCTTATAGTTATTATGCTTACTTACGTAAAATCTACTAGCGCCAAGTGCTTTTACTTCTTCGCTACCAAAATTATGCTCAGTAATAATATTAGCAGTAGGCTCAACTGGGAATGCTAACTTCTCTCCAAAAAATATTTCTGATATACCAGTTAAAGAACCAACAGAACTATTAATTGTCCAATATTGCATAGGCAATACTGTTAAGGTTCTTATATTCCAACCCACAGCTACATCTGAAATCGTATTACTTATACCATTAAATGCTCCGCTGGCAGAGTTATCACGCTGAATAATAATATCGTTTGTAGTAGCTACTGTACTATAAATTGCACAAAAATTCGGCGATACAGTTCCACCAAAATTAAATTGCAATCCTTCATTTACGGCCCATCCACCAATTACATCTGTAATGTTACCATCTATAGCTCGTGATTCATCGCTTAACACATCACTACTTGTAAAAGAACTGCCAGTGGTAGTTCCATCTGTAAGAGTAGATGATCGACTGTTAATTGAATCGTAATAAATTGCACTAGCCATTATGCGCTACTTTCTTCTTTAAGTGTCAATGATGTAGAGAATGCATTGGTAGCAACTTGATTAAAAGATGGTGCTTTTATTAAGCGTACATTATGATATGAAGACTCATCATAATATACAAATTTATGTAAATTAGCATAATCAGATATAAGTAGCTCAAGCAAAGACTTATCATTATCTGTTACTAAAGGTATATTTATTTCCCATGTACGAAGCTCTGTATCTATTTTATTAGAATATTCTGTATTGTCATATGAACTAGCGACAAAGCTGTTAAATGGCTTTGTAATCTTTATATCTAGCGATCCTATATTATAAACTTCTCCAAAGTAAACTTCAGTTGGCGCAAAAGAACCACTTGCTCGTAAAGTCCAATACCTACTGCTTGCAGCGGTAAACTCAAAAAAGTTCCACCCAGTAGTAAGATCAGTAGTAATTAAACTTGTTGATGTAGTATTGCCAGTCGTAGCAGCACTGGTCAGCACTTGAATATTTGTAGATGTATCAGATGCTACATAAACAGCAATGAAATCAATTGTCTTGCTTTCTCCAAAGTCAAAAAGTAAAGCATCATTAGCACCCATATTTGATACTGCTGTCGCTATGCTCCTATCTGTTACTCTTGCCTCATTAGTTATATAATCGCTTCCATCATCAGCTAAAACAAATAAAGCGCTACCACTATCAAATGTTGATGCTTTATCATCAGCAGTTAGCGTATGAGTTTTTTTGTTGTCAAAGTATAATTTATGTGCCATTACGCTTTAAATACTTCCATAGCTTTTATTTTAAGACTGTTAGGTGTGCGAGTAGTTTCTATTATTCTAAACTGATAATCAGTATATGCTGCACTGCTATCACGCATACGAAAATCTGCTGGTGGATCGCTAAACGTTATCATATCTCCAATCTCAAGATTCCAGGCAGTGGCATCAAGTATTTCACATTCTGCTGTCACGCGCTGATGTTTGTATAATCTATGTAAATTTACTGGGCCTTCAGCTTGATTAACCCAGTCTAAATTTTGTGTTAATACACCATCATTATCTCCAAATGAGTAGGCGGTTTTTATAGTGGAATCTGAACTGCTTGAGCCACTCAGATATGTACCTTTAGCTGGGTGCTTATCAAAATTATACAATACTTTCCAAAGCACTTGACTTAATGGTATTGTGCCAAAACTTGGATTACGATACATGCTTTGTGTTAAATTTTTATCTATGCTTTTACTGGTACTATCTTCTAGCAAGTAATATATCTTTCCATCACTAGGCCTGATATAGCTTATAAAACCAGCTTCTTGTTGTAATTTGTTTAGCGCATCTTGAACAGTCATATTTTCATTATCAATCGTACATCTAACACTATCAGTAAAATTTGCTCTTACATCAGACTCAGAAGTAGCATCGATATTTAATGATCCAGGCCCAAAATTTCTTAAGATATTATAATGCACCTCTGTTGGCGTAAAATTATTTGCTCCAATGCTTGTATAACCTGACTCTATAGTATCAGCATCTGTACCAACATAAAGCACTGGTGGCAGTTCTTGATCTCGCGCTTTACCGTTTTGCGTATCAATTGGAATGTATGTAGTAAATTCAATATACATTTCAGCGATTTGTAGTGTAGCACTACCACTACCAACACCTTGATAATATCCATATATAATGCCGTTTAAATTCACGCCAGCAGCATTATTATTCCATTCAGTAGTAATGTCTTTTTTAGAGTCTACAAATGATCCTGACAAATTACCAATTACTGGACTCCAGTCATTACCGCCAGTTATTGCTTCATTAAGTATAGTATCACCATCGCCAGCTTTTATCCATACTTCTACACCAGCAGGAATATCACTTTTTGCTCTGATCACTGCACGCACAGATTTTATTGTTCCATTAAGCGTACCACTCATCTCACCAAAAACACCAACTGGATCATCACCGCCTTGTGTTGCAGTGACTTGCACATTTGTATTATTATCATTGTCAATTGCGTTAGCAATTAATCCAGTGTCATCTATGGTATTAGGTATGTCAGATGCCGAAGCATCTGTATTTGGAAATAATCTTACTGTCTGTCGAAAATATGATTTATTAGTATCAGGATTATCATCATTAGATACAGTTACATTGTTTGTATTAAATTTTGTTGTTGAACCAGTGCCAGCTTGCTGTATAGGCACAAACTTGTCAATACCATCGACATATATGTGCGGCCTTCCACCTTTATCTGTTAAACCTTCGCTATAAAACAAAGTATCTCGATCGTGAGAAACAAATTTTACTGGTCTTAATTGTTTACTTTCACATACTCCTGAGTTAGTTTCATTAGAGCTGTTTGCAGTGTACGCACCATAGCTTAATGTTTTAAACATTTTATCGCCAGGCATATTGTACCCTGCTTCAGCAGTTACTTTTTCTTGTAATAGTGTATTAAATCTCCACGAAGCATAATCCTCAACATTAACAGATATTTCTTTTTCAGTTAGTTTTGATACGCCAATTACTCTGCCAGTAAATACTTTTAAGCATTGTCCTATCGCAGATGTTGTACCATTTGTAGCAAGATAAATAACAACTGACTTATTTGTACGCTCACCAAATGTGACATCATAACCAGCATTCGCTATACGTAGTGTAATATTGCTTGTGCGGCTTGTCCTATTTCGTAAATCAATACTAGATGTTATACTAGGAGCAGCCATTAAACGGCCATCATAAGCCTGGGAGTCTACTGTTACATCTCTAGTGCTAAGATATATAGTTGAACTACCACCAATCTGCACCAATGGGAATATATCGTTGTTACGTTTAAGAGAGTTTGTAAAATTTGCATGTGGAGATAATGCCATGATCTATGCGTTAGCTTCACGCCTTAATTCTTCTTTTATAGCAGGAAGCACTTTAGTTCTTACGTGATCTTCATCACCAATCATATCTCCTGCAATATTAATTGTGACACCACCGCTTGGTTCGCCAGTATTATTCATCTGCGCTAAGTTTTGCAGGCCAATACTATTAACAGCACTGCGCTGCATGATAAACTCACCTGATTGCGCCATGATTGGCACGTTATCCTGGCCCTGCACCATACCACCAGTAGCAAAACGCTGTATACCATTATTTTGTATCAAACCACCAGTATGACCTATAAAGCCTGCAAATGCTTGCAGTGCAGCACCAAATGGCATTCCTGCACCACCACTCTGCATTAATAACGCACCTATGGTTGTAAGCAGGCTTTTCATTTTATCCTCTGCACTTGCACCTCTATTAGCCAATACTTGTAAAGCTCCTGATACTGTAGTAACTGCATTAGCTGTTTTTTTGAACTGGTCTTCAAGGTCTTCAGCGGCTGTCTTACGTATTTGTTTTTTAGTTTCCTCTGCGTTTTCTTCTAATTCAATTTGTTCATCCAAGAATGCTAGAGTTAAAACAGATAATTTTTCTTGCATTTCCTTAATTCTTGTTAATAAATCTATTCTACCTTGTTCTTCTTCTTGCGCTTGCATTTCTCGTTGACGCTTTGTTATCTCAGCTTGTGCGGCTTCAAATTCTGCTTGTTTACCATTTAACTTCATTGCCAAAGTTTGCGTGTCTAACAAACTTAATAATGCCATTTCTTGACTAGTTATTGCATCTCTTAATCCTAATTTTTCTCGAAGCATTTCTTTTTCGACACCAAGTAATGCTTTACTATCAATAATAGCAAATTTTAATGTAGCAATTCTTTTATCTTGTCTCTCCTTGAGCTTTTTTTCTTCATCTGTAAGTTCTTTTGTAGATGTGATTTGTTCGTCTTGCTTTAGCTTTAAATCAGCAATTTCCATTTTTAATGCATGAGCCACCATACTTTGCTCTTTAAACGCGAAAGTAGCAGGCATCGCAGCTTTTATCATTTCTGATAAAGATTCTGCAAGCTCTCCAAGTTTTACAGATAACTTTTCAAAGCTACCAGCAAAAGCTATACTTAGTGTATCACTAAACTCTTGAACTTGTGTATTTGATGTTCTAATCTTATCAGAAGAGCTTTCTATTTCCTCACCAAATGCTGCAACTTTATTCCTACCTTGTTCTAAACCAGCATTAATAAATGCTGTTTTCTTTTCCATATCTGACATTGCAGCGACAGTAGTGTTATTTGCTTGTGCGAACGCCTCATATGCCTCATTGGTTTTAATCATTAAACCAATATTATCAAGCATCAATCTTGATTGTCTACCAAGACCAGTAACAAAAGACTCTAAACTAGATGTAGCATCTTTTCCTAATGCTCTACCCAAGCGTTGAGCAATGTCAAACATCTCTGCAAGCTCATCTGTGCTACGCGCTACACCAAGTAACATAGCGTTGTTTGCCTGGCGCATAAGCTCCATATCAGTTACTGTGCCATTAGTAGCTTTTCGTAATTTTTCTAATGTATCTTCATTTAAATCAGCAGCCACACGTAAACTGGTAAAACCTTTTGATAAATCCTCTAATTCAGCAGCTCTAGTAACCTCAGTTAGTTTTCGTAACGCAAATACAAACGGCGTTAGTGCAAATGTAGCAAGCAAGACTGTGTTTCTGAATCTACTTACTGCAAGATTAGCGCCTTTGTATGCTTGGTTTAATTTGCGCATTGCACCGCGCGTTGTTCTTGCTGCTAATGCTTGTTGCCTTAGAGCGACAGTGGTTTCATCAATGCGCTTTTTTGCATTGGTAAAACCTTTACTTCTTATTTCAATTATGAATTTTGCCATTTTCTATACACGCGTTATATTCTTCATCTATAGCGCTAAAAAGCGACATCCTGGTATATGATGCTTCATCAATGCTTTTAGCAAGTGGGATATTGAAGCGCTTATGCATCATATATTCTTCTAGGAATATGCTGGTATCATTATCCAGGAAATAAGCCGAATCAGCGCAATGTAGCACGTTAAAATACAATTGCTGACCATAAGTGAACTTGCCATCCACATCTTCATTGAGTATACGATCAATTTCATGCCACAACTCCTGCTCATCATATGTAATATGCTTTTTAAGCGTTGGACTTAATGCTTTATATGGAAATACTAAATTACGAGACTCAACGCCATGATAATTCATCCACAAAGCTACTCTAAGTTTTAACTCTTTTTTTTTGGAGGTTTTTTATATGCAGTATAAATCTCTGTCAAAACAAGATCAATCTGCACATCATCTAAGTGGCTTAAATCTTTTTCAGGATTAGCAAATGCAAAATCCATTACCCACTCAATGACATCATAATACTTGTCTTGTTGAAAATTGCCATCTTTATCAATAGCTTGCACTTCTAAACGATGCAATGCTCTTCGATCTTTAAATGTTAAGTCACGGCATTCAAATTTACCATGCTCTGTTTTTATGGTCATACAACCTCACTACTTGTATTAACCCAGGTCTAAGCTATTGTAATGCTTATTATGCTTGCTGACTCACTAGCAGCAAAAGCTCTAAATGGTATATTCTGCAATAAGAAGTCACCCACTTCAGGTTTTGAATTATCAATCATTACAGTAGGTAAACTTAATGTGTATCCACTTGACTCAGCAAGACTCAATGCAATACCAGCACTATCACCTTTTATTCTTGCATCAAGATCATGTATGTCATTATCTCGCTTTGCAACTAATGTACCAGTTACTTCATAAGGCCCATTTTGCACATAACCAAATGGCTTATAATCTGAAGTATTCTGATGATGCACTCTTGCAAGTGGCCTGCTAATCACAATTTCATAGCTTTGTAATACTAACACTTGACTATCTAATGTAGAAGTTGCAAGATTAAAAATATTCTTTGGTGCAGCAGTGTCAGGCGTTCTAGTTAAATTATCAGCACTATTGAAATCTTCTTGTGATGGCTGGTAGCCTGACATAAACTGCGTTTCTACTTCTAGCTCGCCGCCATTTGTACCAACATCAGCTCTAAGTGTCATAGATGTAGCCATACATCCTGGCATAATTACATCTTTTGATGTTACATCAGAACCAGCACCCATAAAAGCAAGTGTAACAGCATTAACATTTGTTCCACCGTCTTTCATTTGTGTTGAACTATTGTCATTAGTATTTGCTGCTGGTGTGAGCGCAGCAGCGCTTGTACTAGCACCAAATAATGCTTGTGTTGATTTTAAAACGGCAGTAGGCGTACCACGCATTGTTAAAGTAGCTTCATACATTTGCGTATCAGGTCTGTGATGACCTTGACTTTCAAGTTGTCCAAGTACACTATTTTTGCTTGGAGCAACATCAATTGGTGCTGATGCAGCTTCTATGTTAAAATCAGTAACTTGTACAAAATTATATGTACCACTTGATGGATGTTTTGTGCCAAGTGCTATTGAACCACTGCCAATACCAACATCAATACTTGTTTTTGATTGAAAATTTGTTTCAGCCATTATTTATCTTCCTTTTCTTTTTTTGGTTCTGCACTTTCTAAATGCTTTTCTAATTCTTTTGGCACAGATTCCATTTCTATTACACCGCCAGCCATCAACATATTATGCTTTGATGAGTCTAAAAATGCGTAAAAATTCTTACTATCATCAAGTTTTCTATAACTTGCTTTTGCTTTATATTTCATCCTATTACTTCCATTACTGATACGTTAACATCCATACTAGCACTTACTAAATATGGATTATCTTCATCTCTTGCATATTCTATTGAGCCTACATTCGCATTATTGAATTTGCGTGAGCCTGATACTTCATAGTTTCTGTTATTATAAATAAGTCTTTTTACTCTTTCAGCAACCTCAGACACAGTCTTTAGTGTTAGCTTTGTATAGTTACCGCCTAAATCAACTTGATAAGCAATATTAACTACATAATCTCTAACTTGCGCTGTCGCAAAAGTCTCATTTAGTTCATCAGAAACTGGCGTTATCAAAAAACTTTGATTGCCCTCATGGGCATCGTAATAGATCGGCATTGAAAATTCATCAGCAATAATGCTAGATAAACTTTCAATGACTCGATCATAGATAACATTTTCGTAAGAAATTGCCATCTATATTAACGGCGCTTAGATGACATCTTGCGCTTTTTCATCACTTTTTTCTTGAGCTTCTTCTTCTTTTTGCCCATCTTACCATATCCTTTACCCATTGGCATAGCGTTTCTCCTTATCTGTAGATTTGACCTGACTTGATTGTTCCTATTGGCAGTTCGTCACTTTGAAAAATGATTGACCATTCATCATTAGCAACATAAACTCCTGCCTGAAATCTTATCCTTGCTCCATAAGCAAGCGGCTGATAATCACCATTTACTTGCTCTGCATCCACTACCTTGTGCATGCGCAAACCCTCACTATTTTTTATATACACATCGTATTTAACTGGACTGGTTGTACCTAGCGCAAATGTGCCGCCAGTAGAAATGACTACCCTTACCTCATCGTAATCTACGCGAGGTGGGCCATGAAGTTTTATATCTTCTACGTAACCAGTAGTAGAACCATTAAGAGATATTTCTTGTATTACGCCTTTTTCTGAAGCAAAAGATGTTTCATTTGACATAACATATTCACGGCGTTTTAGCTTGTCTAACAATCCAGTACCATCAGGATTCATTGCCATCTCTTCAATTGCTTCTGCTTTTTCAGGATCGCTGCTTCTTACCAGGTCGGCGCAGGCGAGAATGGCGTTTATACGAACGATAATAAAATCATAGTTTCGCTCGCTTGCGCCTTGATATGTGGTGTTTGCACGTTTGTATATAGGTCTATCTAAATATGACCTCATTAAATCTGCTTGCTCTTTGCACACTGTGCTTTTTAATGTATCCCAGTCTTGTCCTGCTTCAAATACAGCGCTATTAAGAGCAGAAACAGAACTAGATGCTAAGAAAAACTGAAACGAATCTGTACTACTACTATAATTATATTCATTATCTGCATTAGGCGTATCAGTAACAGCAGTCATTTCTACGCCATCTTTATATAATTGGCCAATAAAACCAGTATTATTAAGTTGATATAAATTGCTAGTATCTGTAGTCGTAAAGTTTGGCATTAATACACGCTTGCGATCATATTTATCTATGTCGCTTACGACACTTTGTAGGTCTGTGGTGTTATTACAGAATGCTGAATATATACTGCTCATGCTCTAGCCATATCCTCAATGTTTGGAAGTAATGTAATGTTTGGTATTTCAGCAGTTGCTATTAAAGCAAGAATAAGAGAAAATATCTCACCATGTGCATTGTAGTCACGGCGCAGTTCTTTTTCTAACTCTTTAAGCCTGCACATTACTTCTATAATGTTTTCTATTTTTTGTACTTCGTTATCCATATGCTTCTACTATCTTGATGAAATGGTCGACAGTACCTTTACCACGTGCAGTGTTATAATACTGTTTCCATTGACGAGCTTGATCTAATAATGTCTTTGGCAGCTTTTGTGGTACTCTGCGCCAATGCAGTCTGCAAAAAGCAATTTGTGCTTTTACGTTGTAGGTTAAAATAATGCGCCAAGCATCTTCATTAGGACTGGTAAAAAAACGCCAGTCTAACATGCAAGCATTTGCTACCTCACGCATTAAATCTTCTCTATACGCGAGGTAGTTTTTACATATATCAACGGCATTGTGTGGTTCACACTGGAAGAATCCACGCGCTACATTGTTACCACCTTTTTGATATAGG